GGGTATTGGGCAGACCCGCTAGGAGTAGTTGCCGTGGATGACAAGTTCGCCAACTTCCTAAAGAACGGCGACATCTCTTGGAACGGCAGGAAAGATACCGAGCCACTCTTCTACAACCAGTACGCCAAGAGCGACGGTGGCAGTAGGGCCGCCCGTGAAGTCATCAACCGCTGGATGGTCGAAGACCCCGCTGGGCTAGAGAATGACGACCCACAGTTCTGGTCCGACATCCGTGCGGCGTTCAAGAAGGTCAAGAAGGACAACCCCACTGTCAACTCGGTGCATGTCGCCTCAGTGATGGGGTCAAAGAAGAGGCGGAAGAAGAAGCGGGGAATCTCGGGAGTTCAAGACATGAGCAAGAAAGAGCCGATCAAAGACCCGAAGGGTGGACTCACCGCCGCAGGCCGAGCGCACTTCAAGCGTAAGGAAGGGGCGAACCTGAAGCCGGGAGTCAAGGGCAAGGCCGATACCCCCGAGAAGATGCGCCGCAAGGGTTCATTCCTCACTCGCTTCTACACCAACCCATCTGGCCCATTACAGAACGACAAGGGTGAGCCGACTCGTCTTGCTCTGGCCGCCGCCGCATGGGGCGAGCCAGTTCCCAAGAACCGAAGCGATGCGGCGAAGTTGGCCGCCAAGGGTCGCCGTCTTCTTGAGCGGTACGAGAACGTGAAGAAGCACGCCTCTCACGACCAGAAGACTCATGGCCGACGAAAGACTGCCACGGGCGGTGGAACTAAGCCGAAGATGAGGCGCATCACCGAGGCCGCTAGTAAGCGTGCCAAGCAGTTGGCGGCGATGGCTCGGGACGGTGGGTTCACGTTCAACCCGAAGCGAAGCGAGATGCGAAGCAAAGGTGTGGCCGTAGCAGTCGGCAAGGAGAACGAGCGCAAGGTTCGGGCCGATGAGTTCAGTGAAGAGTCGATTCGCCAGTACGCACGGGACCACGCCGAACTCTTGGCCCAGCCTCGCCACCACCTCGGTGCATGGCGGGAGACGGAGAAGGGTGTCGACTACATCTACTTAGATGTCTCCGTCGTCATGCCGTCACTTGAGTCCGCCGCCGACCTTGGCCGAGCCAACGATCAGATCGGCATATTCGACCTGTCCACATTCACGACTTACTACCGTGCTCCCGACAAGGAGGGTGACTTGAAGTACATCCCGCTCAACCTGACCGATGCCACTGGCTACGCCGAGACGGCGGCAACCGACATGGCCACCAACGTGGGTAAGGCCGATGGCGATAAGGGCGTGATGTTCGTCCCCGGCGAGATGCTGGACGAGAGTTCGTTGCCCAAGATTGTGGAGCGCATCATGGCGCTCAAGCCCGTCGGAAAGAGCGAGAAAGAATCTCGCAAGAACTCTTGATGCGGCAATAAGCGGGTCGTTACTGTTCGATGGCAATGGCTACCAACGGCAACCGCCTTACGGACATGGAGTTTGACGAGATCAGTCTCGTCACTCGTCCAGCCAACCAGTTGAGCAAGGTCGTCTTGTTCAAGAGCGACACACCGGAGCAGGAGCACATGACTTCAGAGAACGAACAGCAGAACGAGGTTGAGAAGGCCAAGGGCGACAAGATGCCCGAGGAACTCAAGCGTCGTTTCGGCATTGACGACGAGTCCGAGGATGACGAGGACGAGGACGAGATGAAGAAGGCGAAGATGCCTCCTGCGATGGACGACGAGGAAGACGAGGAAGACGACATGGACAAGATGTACGGCTCCAAGAAGATGAAGAAGGACGACGTGATCGACCTTCCCTCCGAGGTCTACGAGTACATTGAGGCTCTGGAGGCCGCCAACTCCGAGATGTCGGACCAGTTGGAGAAGTTCGCCGCCGAAGAGTCCGAGGCAGTCGACACTGACATCCTCAAGTCGGCTGACCCGCAGATCGTCGCCATCGTCAAGGCCGCCGAGGATCGGGCCGCCGCCGCTGAGAAGATCGCCAAGGCCGAGCGTGACTTCCGCCTTGAGCGGGAGTTCATCGGCAAGGCGGCGGAACTCTCCGCCCTCCCCGCCGAGGCCGAGGCGTTCGGCAAGGTGCTCAAGTCGGTCGCTGAGGCCGTCGATGAGGCCACCTTCGACACCCTGATGACCGTGCTCACTGCCGCTAACGAGGGCATCAGCACCGGCAACCTTTTCGCTGAGTTGGGCAAGGCTTCGGCTTTCGACAACGATGGTCCGACTGGCGAGATCAACAAGGCGGCGGCTCGTCTCATTGAGGCGAACCCCGGCTTGACGCATGAGCAGGCGGTCGCCAAGGCCGTCGATGCGAACCCTTCCCTCTACAACGAGTACCTGCGAGGTAACTGACATGGCATACAAGGCTTCACAGCCCCTCAAGATCACACTGGAAGCGGCGGCTGATCTTTCGGCCAAGCAGTACCACTTCGTCAAGGTGGACAGCAACGGCAAGGCCGCCGCCTGCTCCGGTGCAACCGACGTTCCGATTGGCGTTCTCCAGAACGACCCGACCGCTGGCCAGACCTGCGAGATCGTCGTCACCGGAGTCACGAAGATCAGTTCGGATGCCGCCCTCAACGAAGGTGACCTCATCGGCACCTCCGCTGACGGCCAAGCCGATGCCAAGACCCCCGGCACGGACACCACCAACTACGTTGTCGGTCAGATGATGACCGCCACCGGAGCCGCTGGTGTCATCGGGACCGCCCTCGTCAACTGTGCGAACCCGCACCGAGCCGCCTGATTAGGAGTCAGAGATGCCTCAGCCCACTACCAACGACGTTCATGTCGATGCGATCCTGACCAACATCTCGGTCGCCTACATCCAAGATCAAGGCAACTTCATTGCCAATCAGGTCTTCCCTTCCGTTCCGGTTGAGAAGCAGTCCGACAAGTACTTCAAGTACACCAAGGGCGACTGGTTCCGTGACGAGGCGCAGTTGCGTGCCCCGTCCACGGAGTCCGCTGGCTCGGGCTACAGCCTGTCGACCGACACCTACAGCACCTCGGTCTACGCCTTCCACAAGGACGTTGACGATCAGGTGCGGGCGAACGCCGACAACCCGCTCAACCCCGACCGGGATGCCACGACCTTCGTGACCCAGCGTATGCTTCTCCGTCAGGAGATCGACTGGAACACCAACTACTTCACGACCGGCATTTGGGACACCGATGTCGTCGGTGGTTCGGACTTCACGGTCTGGTCGAACTACACCTCGTCGGACCCGATTGAGGACATCGAAACCGGTAAGAGCACGATGCTCACCAACACCGGCTTCATGCCCAACACGCTGGTTCTCGGATACGATGTCTTCCGCCAGTTGCGGCACCACCCCGACATCGTTGACCGCATCAAGTACACCTCGTCCGAGGTTCCCGCTGAGGGCATCCTCAGCCGCCTCTTCGGTGTCGACCGAGTGCTCGTCACTCGGGGCATCAAGAACTCGGGTGCCGAGGGTGCGGCGGATTCGTTCGCTCAGATTCACGGCAAGAACGCCGCCCTCTACTACGTCGCTCCGTCGCCGGGACTTCTGACCCCCTCGGCGGGCTACCAGTTCGCATGGCGGGGTGTCTCGGACGGCATGGGCCAGAACATCGGCATCAGCCGGTTCCGTATGCCGGAACTCCGTGCGGATCGCATCGAAGCGCAGATGGCGTGGGACTACAAGGTCGTTTCGACTGACCTTGGGTACTTCTTCTCCGCCTGCGTCGCCTGATAAGGAGTCAACATGGCTAACCGACTTACCAAAGGCAAGGGACTCTTCGGCGGACTCAACGTCGGCTCGGGTTCCGATATTGTCAAGATTGCCTCGGGCACGGTGTCGGTGGACTTCGGCTCCATCAGTGCGAACACGACGGGATCGAAGACGGTCACGGTCACCGGAGTTGCGGATGGCGACATCGTTGTCCTCAACCCCGGTGCACTGACCGCTGGCCTCGCCTTCGCTGGTGCGGCGGTGACTGCGGCCAACACGGTCACGGTCTACGCCGTCAATGCGACTGGTGGAGCCATCGACAACGCCGCCGTCGACTTCGACTATCTGTGGGTCGACCTCACCTGATTCCACACCCGACAAGTGAAGGAGTGACCTAAGTGTCCGATCCCCTCATCGAAGCCGTCCGCCCTCCGACGAAGTGGTACGTCGTCCTGCGCCCATTCAAGGGTGACAGGGCGTTCGTGCGTGGCGAAGTCGTAGACGTGACCGGCTGGACTCATCTGACTTCGCTGGTGCAGAACCGCTATGTCGACGCTCTCCCTCATGGTGCCGAGGTACCGGACGAGAACGCCGATGGCATCCGCATCATCGAACTCTCCAAGGAGCAGGCCCGCAAGGTTGCTCCCAAGAAGCGCCCCATTCCGAAGCGAGAGCAGGCTACTTCCTCATAGCCCTTCCCTCACAAGTTCGG